TTTGTATCACCCAACACCTGCATTACAATTAATGTTTTTAACTGATTTGTTGAGTCATATCTACCCTTATCCCCCATTTTCTTAACTATTTTCTTTGCTGCTTTTTCTTTTTTAGATTCTGGTTTTTTTACAGGTTTCTCTTCGGCTTCACCCTTATCTTCTGGTTCTTCCATATCCTCTGGTTTATCCTCATTTGCTTCAGCCTCTGATACGCTCTCTTCGTTCTCTGTCTCTTCAGCCATATCTTCTTGAGGTTCTTCCATATCTTCTTTAATAGGTTCATCTTGTACCTCCTCCGGTTCCTTCATTTCTGGCTCTGGTTGAGCTTCTTCCTTAACCTCTTCTATTTCAGGTTTAGTTTCTATTTCAGGTTCCATATCTGGTTCTGATACTTCCATGTCAGGCATCTCCATTTCGGGCTCTGGCATTTCAAGATCAGGCATTTCTAATTCCATTTCCATTTCAATATCTAAAACTGCTACTTCCATTTCCTCCATATCAATATTTGGCATTTCAAAATCCATTTCCATATCTGGCATTTCAAAATCCATTTCAAAATCCATTTCCATTTCAACAGTGTCATAAGACATTTCCATATCTGGTTCATCAAACTCTGGTTCAAAATACATATCATCACCTGAAGCATCAGGCATTACTATGTCATTATGTTCAAATATATTTTCTACAATATCTATAACTTCTGTTTCTGTACTTCCTCCATATGCTACCCACATTTCAACACTAAGTATCTGTTCTGTAACTATTGTATTGACAACGTTATAAAGCACGTTAACTGTAACGTCATCGAACAAGGGTCCTATTGCAAGATTAATATCTCTACCCCCTATTTCTATGGTTAATTTTGTAATGCTTCCTGCAAAATCAAAACCACCTGTATATTCTTGGTATCCACTTGTTACACCAGATTCTGATAATATATCTGTCCCACTAAAAACTGACGTATTTCCATCTTTACCAGTGATATGCATATAGATACGATCTTGTGCATCTCTTTTATCTACTTTTATTGAATAATTAGTTCTGCCTCCATTATCTATGTCTAGTTCTGATATATCTACGGTTTGAATAAATGTTGTTCCCATTCCAGATACCCCCATTGTAGAAGTAGAATTACCCGATCCGGTTATTTGTGCACACTTATCTGTTCCTAAATTATAACACGAATTTCCAGAAGGCATCGTTGCTGGTCCCTGGCCTCCCCAGTCCAAATCCATGTCTCCTTCATATTTAGATGATGAAACATATCCCGCATCTCCATCAAGAATATCCCCTGAATCTGGGTTTGTAATAGTTACTGTTGTAGTTGTAGTTGTAGTATCTGTTGTGACTGTATAGCCATCAGCTTCATATTCAATTGTTTCTACCTCATCTATGACAATTGTTTCTTCAACGCCTGGAGTACATAAACCTGTTGCTGTTACAGGACATTCTGCTTTAAGGGAAGAAGGCCACAATGCCAGAGTGCATAGCCATGCCAAATAAAATAAACTTAGCCAACTTTTGTCCATCTGTTAATCCTTCTGATTTTTTAATTTGTTTTTCTTCTTGTTCCATTTTAGCAAGTACAAAACTTCCTTCTGGAATCATATCAGGGTTTTCTTCCCATCCTTTTGATGCTTCTTCTCCAATAGCCCCCATGTATGGACAAGGAGTCCCTGCCATAGCCATTGAGTCCCAAACACGACTGTCTTGGCACAAAATTGACACACTTGCTACTTTCATACCTGAAGCATAGAGCGATCTTGCAAGTTTAATTCTTTCACAGTTTTCATCAGTGACGGTAACTCCGCTACTAATACCTAAGATCTGGGTTTGCACGGCGCCTGCCACTGCTGTCTTACATATATCTGAATTATTAACTACCACCGATGGTGCAGAAGCAGTAGGTGGTGTATTGTTAGTTACTACCGTTGAACTGACAGTATTTGTATCTGCTCCATTAGCACTACTTATTGCACTAAAAACTAAAACAAAACATAATAAGATAAAAACAATTCTCATTTAACATTTCCATCTTTTCCTAGCTTGCCTTAATCTTGAATTAGGATTTTTAGCCGCCCCAGGAAATTTTTTCATTTGACCTGCACTTCTTGCACAATATGATTTGCGTCGATTTGCAGCTTTAGAACCTTTCTTAACTTTGCCCGTTACAGCCGTTTTTAATTTTGAACCTGGATTATCTCGACGATATTTTTTTACTCCAGCTTTCGTCATTCCCGCCCCAGACTTTGTGGGGCGGAAATATTTTTTTGTTTTTGGTGGCTGTTTATCAGCCATAAATTACATTAACTTTTGTAGCTTGATTGAAGAAAACATAAAGATCGGTATCAAATTTTAATCCCATTTCAGGAAAATCAATTTGAAGAATTTCATCTTCTCCTGAACCGATAGCA